AGTAAATTCATAAATACCGTCCTCCATGTCATATGACGGGGTTTCCGCCTCACTGGTGTCAATGCCATATTCATCTAACAGTCCCATTATTGGTCCTTTCAGTTATCAGTTGGTTTCGCCTACGAATACGGGCTCGTCATCTTCGATGTACTCTTCAGATACGGGCACGCCTTCGTCAGGCAGTTCATCCGAGGCTAATTCTTTAGACTCGGCTTCAATCCCTCGGGTTGTGTCATTGAGCCAGTCGTTGACCACTTCAATGAAGTCCTCGGGTGAAGTCATTAGGGGTAGCCCGCCAATACGTGACTTGGCGTCTACCAGGGCTGACGGGTGCGACTGCACCTGTCGTTCGTAGGTTGTGTTCTTACCAATACCTTTGATTTCGTTAGTGACGTGGGCTGTAATGTGCATTAGTTTCTGCAACCCGTCATTATTCTTGGGGGTAAACCCAGGCTTAGTCACCTTCATTTTACGGTGGTCGACAACCTCACGTTCGTGAGCAATCAGGATGACATGCACACCGGAAATGTTTTGGAACATCTCCACTGCTTTACGACACGCATCGCCCAGAGGCTTGTACAACCTAGCATCGAGAGCACCTGTCGGAATCTCATCCTTGGTCGCACCAATGTCCTCGCGGAACAGGTCATCAAGTAGCATGTCAGCTGCTGTAGAAAACTCGTCAATGACGACAGCTCCCACAGCATCCAAGCCGTTCTCACCTTTTGCTATTGCATTGGCGAGCACAGCAAAGTCGCTGAAGTTTTGGTAATTCATGCGAACTACATCCTTCAACAGGGTTGGGTGGTTTTGTAGCGACACCCAGCCCTCTTTCGTATCAATGTAGAGCACCTTCTGTTTGGGCTTTACAATCTTCTTAGCCAGAGCGACAGACAGGACAGTCTTGCCAGTACCAGGCTTGCCATAAAGCATTGCCATCAGGTTCTTTGACACAGTTTCTGTACCCAAATCAGCCATTCTTGACATGATTTCATTCAATCGGTTATTCATTATTTGTTTTCTCCATTCGAAATGCCGATGACCCGGCGTTCCCTTATCTTGTACTCAGTTTTCAGCATCAATTTGGTGTTACCACCAATCAATTCAGTAGAACATATTTCACGGAACGAGCAGGATTGGCACACCATTTTGTTGGCTGTGCGGTAAGCCCGCTTGTCTTGCTCCTCGATAGTAAGTTCTTTGAGTGCTTGTATCTCAGCCGCCACGCCGAGTTGCTCCATAAAAGTATTGAGTACTCGGTCAGTGTTGGGTTTGAGAATCATAAAGTACTGCATTGAATCGGTGGTGGGTGTTTTTAGTTTTCTTGTACGCACCATGTTGTAGGCACCGTAAGCAATCTGGTGGTTCATTGCACGCAACGCCCCAATGTATTTGGGTATCTGCGGTTGCAGGTCTGTTTGTGCTGGCGTGTAGAAGTCGTACACAAACTTGTGGTCAATGACCACGTATCTGCCTTCGGGGTCTTCGACAATCATGTCGACAACGAATGGGTAGCTACTGTCTGTGTCTGTGTCGTAGATGAGGCTGAATTCTGCTTCAACAGCGAGTACTTTCCAACCGTTTCGTACCATGAATTCGTTGTGAAAGTAGCCCCATTCTTCGTGAAACAGCATGTCGTATAGCAATGCCCTGTTGTTGGCGTCTTCGTACCCTTCTTCGACAACCTCTCGGTATACCGCTTGTGCCCTTTCTAGGCCAAGGTCAAAGTTTTCTAGTTGCCCCTCAGCTGTGTCTGACAGGCTGAGGAGGTGTGCGTAGAATGCTTCGAGTATGCGGTGACCTGCTGTGCCGGTTGCCAATGATTGGCTTGTGCTTATGCGCTCTAGGCTGAGGCCGTAGCCGTAGTAGTGCTTTCTCCGGCACAGCAGGTAGCTGTCTACTTCTGAGTGGCTGACACTAGGCATCTAGGTCATCTGTCTTCAGTGGTGTGAGTTCCTGCATGAGCTGGGCGTATTTTACGTACAGGTTGTAGGAATCCTGCGTGTCTTCAAGCGCCCTATGCATTGTCGGGCGTGTCTTTTCCCCGACTGAGTGGTATCCGACAGAATCAAAGAACATCCGTATAGCACTGACATCCATGTGTCGGTGGCTGAGCCTGCGGTCTAGGCGTGGCATCCAGTTGCGGATGAATGACCTGTCAAAGTGAACACTGGAGCCCGCAAGGATAGGCTTACCTAACTCATGCTGGTCGAGTAGTTCAAGGATTTGGTCTTCGGCATCCTCGACGAGAATTGTGCCAAACGATTCCATGTCCTTGAGTAGGCCGTTCTCGGTGTGCATTGTCTGCACGAACAAGTCTTGTTGCATCAGTTCCCAGGCAATCTTATCGGGTGTGATAAGTACTGCTTGGAAGTCTTCAACAAGTTCGTGGTGGTCGGTTAGTGCCCAGCCCACCTCGATGATTCGGTCATTGTCAGGGTCTAGCCCAGTTGTTTCAAGGTCAATCCACAAATACATTGTCATCTCCGTCCTTTCTCAGTGATGGTAGCGTACCATCTATTCGGTGTCAACATTGGCAAGCAACTTATGTTTATTTGCCCACCATGTTTCGTTATCTGCAATTTCTTTATCAGTTGCTTTAGTTTCAGGGTCGTGCTTCTTGCAGATATATTCCTCCAACGGCATGAAAGGTTCATCCGCTGGTGGTCTAGGCCCGTAGTACTTGTTATTCAGAGCGTGCCATCGATTGTGGCATGTACTACAAATACGGTGTACGTTGTCGGGAGCATTGTTGATAACGTTTTTGTCTGGCCCATGGTGGCGGTCACCCTTGTCGGGGCCTTTAGTTGGCTGTATAACATGGCCTGGGCAACCGATGATTGGCTCGACCCCACCACCTGCACTTCTAAGATTTGCCCATTCACACTTCATATCCTTAAATATCGGGTACATCATTGCGGCCCGTTTGCGACCTGTTGACACAATGTCAGTAATCTCTGACGGCTCAGACATGGGGCGTCCAACCCCGCGAGACTCAACCTCAATGACGGTGTAGTCATCTTGGTGTGGCTCGTACAACTTAAAGTTTTCGACCAACCACAGGTCATCGTCGTCCATCACAGTATCTCTCCCGTCCTCATAGCCTCACTCAAACTCTCAGCCGACATCTCAACACCTTCGTCACCCATTGTATCTTGGAAGGCCGACACCATCTGCTCTTTACGGTGAATCGTGTTGCTCATCCATGTATCTATGGATGCTGGTATCCGGTAAATATACACGTCGTTTTCCAACTCCTGACCAATGCGGTCTGTCCTCGCGTAAGCTTGGTCGCGTTTCCCTGGGTTCCACTCCTCGTCGATGATGTGCGTTGCAGTTGCAGCGGTCAGGTTCAGGCCCGTCCCACCAGTTTTGTAATTGCACAGTACGATGTCCCATCTTGGCTCCTCACCCTTGGCTAAGTAAAAGTTATTCTTAATTTCGTCCCGTAGTTTACGAGGTGTTGCACCTGTCAGTAGTGCGACACGTAGCCCCGCCTCCTCCAACACCTCTTTGAATCCTTGCAGTGCCGTGGTGAACTGGCTAAACACAACCTGTCGCCTACCCTCGTTATGAATCTGTAATATCTGGTCAAGTGCTACATCAATCTTGCACGACTCACGCACCTCCTGACCCACAGAGAACACCACATTGCCCTCACTATCCTTCAGTTCAATCCCAGCAGGCCACACATTCGCTTGACGCTTGCGAGTAATCAACGCAATCAAATGCATAATCGTCATCGACTCGCCACTGTCCAACATAATCTGTGCCCGCTCCGACAACTGACGTACAATCTTGTACTGTTTCTTGTACAACTCCCGGTCCATATCGACACGCACAATATGCTTCCGTTGCACAGGCAACACAATCCCAGCATCCTCACGAGTCCGGGCAATAAACCTGCCAGCAATCAACGGTTTCAAGTTATCCAACTGCCCATCACGAAACTCAACCTTGCCCGAATGGTGATTCTGAATACAGAAACTCTGCAAAAACTGTGACTTCCTCGCAAACAACATCGGGTCACACAGGTGCAACAGGGCGTAGATGTCCATAGGGCTATTCAGAATCGGCGTACCCGTCGTGAAACACACGTTCCGCATACTCTTACTCGCCAACCACTCATCCAATTTGTAAGCGTAACGAACAGGCGTCAGGTCACCCTTTCGCCAACCACACGACGGGCAAGGTTTCAACTTCTTATCAGCGTCATACAAACCCTTCAACGGTCCCTTACACTTCGGGCACACGTTGTCTACCTTGACAAGCATCTCAATGTATTTGAAATTACTGGTGCTCGTGTTTTTCAAATTATGCGCCTCATCAACAATCAACGTGTCAATCTGCCACGACATCAACTTTGCCAACAAATCCTTATCTTTGCGCCAAATCTCAAAATTTACGACAACAACACCATCAGCACTAGCCAAGATTTTTTCCATCAGAGCGTGGCGGGTTTTGGGGGCTTTCTTATACAAATTGGTGACCTCCCTGTGAGGGGCAAGCGTCATTACCTCACCAGCGAACTGGTCACAAATGTCAGCCTGACACACTATAAGAACCTTACGAGCCTCCACGAGGTCGAGCCAACCGATGGCCTGTCGGGTCTTCCCCAAGCCCATGCCATCACCCAAAATCCATCGCTTCGCACCTGCACCAAAGAGAGCACCACGCCATTGGAAGGGAAGAATACTTCCAACGTCATCACCACCGTCGTACCAAGGTCGTCCTTCGGCAAGTCCTCGATACTTTCCCTCAAGTCGGGCAACATCTGACTTGACCTGATTTCCCTGAGCCCTTGACTCCTGTCGTCGCTGTTCAGCTTCCTCTCGTCGCCGTATCTCCGCAATATCTTTTCGGCTCCGTTGTTCGGCTTTCTCTTCGTCCTCCAACTGCCCCAAAAGTTTGGCAATCTCACCACGCTTTGAATCAGCCTTAGCAATATGGTCACGACGACGTGCCTCCAGGTCGGATACTTCTTCAAAGAGAGTCACCACGCCTCCTTCTAGGGGTAAGCAGTCGGACTGTAACGATAAACAGTACAGCGCTTATCACACCCAAAACTATTGCTAACTCAACCATTGCTTCTCGCCTCCAATATCTTCATCGCCTCGTTGTGTCGTAAATAAGCAAACTGGTATGCCATTTGATTACGTGTTGTCGGGTGAGGGTAACGCCTCGCCAACCTCGCATACTGTTCAATCTCTTTCCGCAACTGCACCTCGTCCATGTCATACAAGTCATCGACAAAGAACTCATTGTCAGCAATAAACTCGTCATCAATCATTCTCATTACCTCCCATCAACGTGAACCAATCAGGCTTTTCAGCATGCTCCTGCAACTGCCTGCCCAAAAGGATTAGATTTGTACCCAAAGCCTCCAACACCATGCCCTGCTTATGCACTGTGTCGGAATCATTGGCTCGGTCAATGCGCACAAACTGTGCAAGCTTGGGCGACACTTTGGCAGCCCACTCAACCCACCCCTCACGAGGCGTATCACCAGACAACCTAATCACCTGCTCATCCAGCACATCAGGCTTAGCCATGTAATACATTGTCGGGTGCTTGCCCACCTTGGTCACCCGCTCATCAGCGTCCACAATCTTCTTGATTGTGTTGTAAGACACCTTGGAACGGAAAGCAATGTCACCAATGGTCATCGGTGCGTTGGCAATTGCCAACGTGAACAACACCAGCGTCTCCTTGCTACTCACCAGCCCACGCTCTTTCGTCTTTCATGCGGTCATGGGCTTCATCAGCCATGTCCCAAATCGTGTCCCTCTGATACTCGTGAAACGCCTTACACTTTGGGCACTCCCACTCACCCATCTCAACTGTGGCGTACACGACAATCGACAACAAAATCTCGTCATCGAACCCACATTGGTCACACGTTACGTTGCGGTCTTCCAGGTATGACTCTTCAAACTGCATCAGTCGGCTCCTCCGTCCTATCCCTTCTTGGCAACTTTGCCATGAACTCAGTAATTAACTCAGGACCGTACGACAACTCAGACTCGGTACTCCACCAGTCCATGTCGTCTTCGTCGTCCCACGACTCAACAGGGTACGTGTCAGGCATGGCTACGTGGTCGTAGTTGACCATGCTTTTCAAGTAATCCAGTGCCTTGCGGAAACGGGGACCGCGAGCCTTGGACGGTATCTTCAGCGAGTAAAACTCTGACGTGTCAATCACCGGCATGCCATGTGACAAGTCACTGTCTGGGTAGGTTTCGTCACCGGGGTAACGCAACGGGTAAAACGTCAGGTATACGTGATTGTCTTGCGACCACACGTTGATGTCATACTCGACAAAAGTGAGTTGCCGTACTTCAGCTTTAATGGTTTTCATTGTCATTCCTCTCAGTTAGCGTAATTAGATAGTATCTTCCCACGCACACGCATTGCAATTCGTGTCGGGCGTGTCGTGAAAATTGTGGTAAAAAAGCGCCTTCCGTTCAACCGGCGTAGGCTTGGCGATTATTCCATCAGGGCGCGGGGTATACAGGGGCATACGGTCTTTCATCGTGTTACCCATTCCGAATAGACATGACCAGCCTGCTCGACAACTGTCGTGCGAACAATGTCCCCACTAGCACCCTGAACAAGGCGCTTGGCTACATTGTCAGCATCGTCAGGGTCAGGGTATTCAGTGTGGAGCCAACCAATCACACCGCCATCAGTTTGGTATTCAATCTTGAACATTGCTCACACCTCCACCCATTCACGGCGTGGCCCCTCATCCAAATCAACCAGGATAGCCCGACCACCCGAACGGTCCCATTGGTAATGGATACGGAACTTGAACAACACATCATCAACCTTTTCAGCCAAATCAGTGCCAGCAATATTTTGGTGATACAACACACCGCCATAGTCAGAATCAAACCGTGAACGTATCGAGAAAATCAACGGCTCGTCGTCCACAATCTTTTCTTTCTCATTGTCAATACAACCAGGGCAACAAGCATTAATGCTTGTCTTCACCCGAACACCCAACCTACGTAGGGCTTTCCGTGCCAGGCTCCAATCGCCGGGCTCCACAATCATTCTTTCTTTCGTCATTACATTTCCCTTTCTATTGATTCATTGCCACATTGACACCCTAGGCGACATTGGTTTTCTATTTCTTTTTCTTCTTCGTGACTCCAATAAGCGTGGGAGCAATCAAAACACATACCCAACTCTTCAAACCATACGTCATGCGCAACCTCAGTAGGGCACTTGACACACCGGCGAAACGGTGTCCATTCGTAGCGTTGTTCACCCTCACACACCTCACAGAATGGCGTACAATCAAACGCCCCTTCGTGCCTAGGGCAATCTGTCATTAGTGTGTTCATGATGTCACCGTCACAATCCACAGTTGACCCTGCTTAGTGTCGCCACCCCACACAACGGACACGGGGTCTTTCTGCAATTGCACACGGCATGCCATGCGAACTGCGTTTTCGTGGTTGTCGTCGATGGAGTAGTCCCAACTGGTGCGGTGCCATTTGTGACGCCACGTTCTGTCGCCTTGCTCGTTGACAGTTTCGATTGATTGGCGAGCAGATACGGTGCTCGCGTTCCCGTTGTAACGGGATTCAAATACTGTTTGCATTGTCATTTTGTTTCTCTCTTTCTCCGGGACCGCCCCGGCTTGTAATGAGTTTAGCGTAACATATCCATTTTGCAAAATCGTTTTTCAAAATTGTGGGCGTGTCTCAGTAATGGCGCGGGAAAACTTTTCAAAACCATTTTTCAAACTTGCGTAGTAAATATTAGGGGGTAAACTCCGTTAAGGAGTTTATCCCCCTAATATAAGAGAGAAGATTAGGAAACGCTCCCCACGCTCCCGCCCTAAGGGGCGTACGCGGGTCGCGAGAAGAAAGACAAGGCAAGACAAGCGCAATCGAATTTAGGGGCGTATCATGTTTTTTCGTGTCCACCAAGTTAGCCGTACTTTTTTCCATTTGAGTCCTTTAAAAATTTTTGGGGTCGACAACGAAAAACCCCCACCGTTTGGTGAGAGTTTCTCGTTTTTTGGTCAGGCGTAGGGGTCTTCGCCGTCTTCAAAAACGGGTTGTTCCGGTTCCCAACGAATCCCGCGAGCCGTAGCAAGCGCCCAATAATAAATATCGGCGGGCTCATAAGGGGGCTCGTCCCCGCCCAACTCGCACCCGACACACTCCACAGGCTCGCCGTACTGCGAATCGAACCCGCGAATCCCGCACAGGTACCCGTACGTCGGGAACCCGTGCCAGCACACGTCGTACTGCGTGTGATACGCCTTGGCGCGAACAACCAAAGCAACGGCTTTTTCAGAAATTTTTGAATCCAACATTTTCACTCCTCTAAGTTGTCGTACACGACCAACCTACCATACTTAGCGTACATCACAAACCAGCCGTCCTTTCCTCCACTTGAGTCCTTTAAGAATTTTTGAAACAACAAACCCCCCAGCCGAAGCCGGGGGGCCTGTTGCCCTTAGAGAGGTCTATCGGGTCTTGTGGATGAGTGATGCCAGTTCGCTGACAATGCTGTGCCAAGCGCCAGAATCAACCTCTCGCGCCATAACCTCAAGGCGTCCACGATAGTCGGCCAGGTGAGCCAGGTCACCCGTCTCCAGGAACGCGTCCAGGAAACGAAGCAGGGCCGCAATGTCGGACTTGACCTGACGGGCCTTCTCAGCAACATAACCGCTGTCCAAGTGACCGGGGTCAATGACGTGCTGACCAGTGTGGAACGAGAACTGTCGAACCCACTCAGTCCCACGCTCTAGTTCAAGGGTAGTTGTAGTCATGGTGTAACTCTCTTTCTCTAAAGTAGCCACAATTTGAGGCATACACATAGCGTACCACACCGACCAGCCAACCAGCCATAGTTCCACTTGAGTCCTTAGTAAATTTTTGGCAACAGAAAACCCCCCACCTTGCGGTGGAGGGTTGTCTGCCCTTAGAGGGGGTCTATGGTTTGAAGCCCACTTTTTTCCAATACTCAGCTACGGCTTCACTTGCTTTCTCGTTAGCTCTCTTCAGAGCCGGGCTCGAAGCGTCCTTGATTTCAGCCTCGGGCTTGGCGTAAACCGTACCCTTGTCGTTTACGGTTGCAATTTTGATTTCCATTGTTGTTTCCTTTCTAGTGTTACTCATAGCTCTACGTTCACCCACTCCATAGTCGTGGCCAACAGTTCGGTATAGGTGCCCTTGGTCGCCTCCTTGAAGTAAGCGTCTTGCTCCTCCTTGGATACGCCCTCGCGTTTCATCTCTTTGATAACAGCCCCCATAATCGCGTAGGCGTTACCGTCGACGTCATACAGGTCTACGTAGACCGTTGGGTATTTGATTGTGCTCATTGTTGTTTCCTCTCTTTAGGGTGGTGGGGGCCGAAGCCCCCACCTAGTTGTTAGACGGTAGCCAGGTCCTTGTCAGCGAACCCGTACCAGATGGCGTGGTTGTTATCGAGGCGAGCCCCGAAGGTGCGGATGTGGTCAGCCAGGTCAACCAGCTCGTCGGTGACACATTCCTGGATGTCATTGAACGGCACCACGTCGTCGCTCAGTCGAGCATCGAAATAGTCGTCGCCCCGGTCCCGGTCCCACCAAACACGAGCTGGGGTGTCGTAGTCGTCAGCCTTGCCGCCGACGCCTTCCGTGTTGACTACAGCCCAGGACTTGCCTTCGCCGTAAACCAGCACCGGGTTGCCCCATGCTTTGGCGTTCTCGATACCGGTCACCCGACGCAGTACAGCCGTCAGCTTGTCCGTGTCCAGCACGTAGCCTGTGGCTCCGCGTTGTCTGTCATTGCGTGTCATAGCCTTGCCTTTCTCTAAGGTGCGCCCTCCTGGTTGGTGGGCATGGAGTTAACGTACCACAGTCCTAAACGATGTTGTACATGCCCAGCCATATCTCCACTTGAGCCCTGTTTCGTGTCTTGGGTTGACCGAGTTTGTGGACGCTAATGTTATACGTGTATAGCATTTAGTACGCTATGCACATGGGGGGTTTGTGTTGTTATGATTGTGGGTATGGTTGATACGTCTACTCTTGAGGGTGTGTTGCGGGCTTCGCAGCGCCCTAATCGTCAACCTCGCCCCACCCCTAGGTTTGTGGAGCCGACGCCTTCGCCTGTAGATTTTTTGGCTAGTAATTTTGTGCGGTCTGCTCCTCAGGTTGCGAAGTCGGCTGCTGCGACTAACATTTTTAATCCGGTTCCGTTGGCTACGGAGGCTGTTAATGAGGGGCGTTTGCCTACTGGTGCTGAGGCGGGATTGGATGCCGGGTTCTTGGCAGCAGGGTTTTTGCCTGTTGGTAAGGCTTTACAAGGGCTTAAGTTTATTAATAGGGGTTCTCGCAACCCAGCGCAGCCGGGTGTTAGGTATGTTGAGGCGGTGTTGCCAGAAGCTCAAAGGGTTAATCCCGAGGATGCTGTTGGTCGCATGATGATTTTACCCGATGGGAGAGTAGGACAGATTTTTGTAGAACCTAATTTTAGGCGGCAAGGGATTGCTACAGAAATGTGGAATTACGCTAATCGTGAGGGGTTAAATCCTGTTCACTCACCAGTTGCTGACCAAACTGCGGCTGGTAAGGCGTGGATTGCTTCGCTGGGTGCTCAAGCAGCTAGGCCTGCTTTGGAGACTGGTGAGGCTATTGCGGCACGTAGGAACGCTATTATGAAGTTGCTTAATGAAGAAGGGCCTAATGCTTTGTCTTGGTATTTGGGGTATCCGATGCTTGGTTATCGGGGCGAAGGGGCTGAAATATTAAGTAAGTTTTTTAGGGAAACACCTGAGCGAATTCCTGCGGGTACGCAAATGTATCGTGCGCCTAGTGCTGGGCAGGTTCAGCCGAGGTATGGTTCGCAGAGTGTGCCGTTGCCTCGTGAGGTTGGGGCTGAATGGCGTCCCGGACGTGTACAGTCAACTGCGGGTTCGGAAGATTTACAGCAATTGGGCGAGCTGTTAACAGGCGCAGGAGATACGGGCGGTGGGCAACGATACGCCCCAGGAATGATGCAAATTGAGGCAATGGAAGATTTGCCTGGTATTTATAATTTGAATGATTATTTTGAATCTAATAACGCATTTAGAGGCAAAATTCCTGAAATAAGTTCTTTTAACCGTGAAAGTGTTTTGGCTCCGCAGCTTCGTTACGTGGTGCGGGATTATGTACCTAATTCGGGTGAGGGTTTTCCGACGTGGTATTTGAATGCTTATGCACGTTAGCCACTAACGCTAAACATGTGGTACGCTTCTAGCAACTACGCTAGGAGACTTGATGGATGTTAAGAACCCGTACATACGGCTTCGTGAACTATGCGGCATGTCCCAAAAAGGGTTTGCCACCAAACACGCCTTCGGCAAAATGACAATGGTGTACCTGGAGTCCGGTATGTACACGCGGGTGTCGGACCGTCAAAGTATTGCTTTGGGGAAGGAATGCAATGAAAAAGGTGTTGATGCACACCAAGTTTTACGTGATGAGTACGGTGCAGCTTCGCTTAATGAAGCTTATCTGGCGTGGCGGTCTGAGGACCGACGCCTCCGGGCTCCGTCTGTTCTGGCGAAGGCTGCACCACCTTTCGACGGTTCTGAAGACATTTCGCCAGTTGCACAGTTTGTAAAAGACACCACAGGGAGCCTGCAAGGGTTCTGCAAACTGTTGAAAGTGCCGAGCATTACGATGACCCGTTACATTCGCGGGGAAACAATTACCGTCCCGGACGCTTTTGTGTCGGCATTGGAAGACGTTAAATACCCGCACACGGCAGCACTCATTGACGCACAAACGAACTGGATTGGTGCGTAATGGAATTCTTCATAACCGTATGGGTTGTCGGGGCAATAATTGCTTTAGTAATTGTTATGTCGAGTAATAAAACAGGTAACGAAAGGAGCAAATAATGTTCGGTGGAGGATACAAAAAGAAAAAAATACTCAAACTAGCCCGTGAGTACGCTATCAAGCGAGACTTGGGGTGGGACGTTTACTACCGTGAGATGAGTGGGCTACTGAAGTAATGCCCATCTACACCTTCAGGTGCCGTGAGTGCCGGTCCGAACAAGACCGGCACTTAGGCTTTGACCACACAGTTACAGATTTGTGTGAGTGTGGGGGAGAATTGTCTAAAGTTTTCCAATTGTCGGGTGTACGCTTTAAGGGTGACGGGTTTTACCGTAACGACAGTCAAACTAACCGACCTAAGGATGACGCATGAGTTGCAACGTGGGGGCACACGACAGGTGTGACTATTGTACGTGCAGCTGTCATAAGGAGCGATAATGGCGTTTTATTACAGCAAGTCCCGTGAGGGTTGGAAAGTCACGGACGACGACTGGAACATTATCGACGACGACTACAAGTCGAAGCGTGAAGCCGAGGATGAGATGGTGGCGTTGTCGGCAGGCCAAGGAATTAAGGTGGGTGGCGAGAAAGGTTTGCCGGAAGCTTACCGACCCGCTTTAGCGGATGACGTACCGGAGGGTAGGGCGTGCGGTAACTGCAAGTTCTTTGACGAGTCCAAAGTAAGCCCGGACGGTACGCAGGCTTGGTGTACTGCGTGGGAGGATTGGGCTGACGGCGGGTTCTATTGTGACAAGTGGGAAGGCAAAGGCGACTAATGCCGTACACGGTTGTGCAGGACGGCGCTAAATGGGCGGTACGCTCCGATAAGGGGACCACTATTGGTCGACACTTGAATAAACGTGATGCGATTCAGCAGAAGATTGCTGTCGAAATTAACGAGGGCATTAAGTAGCGTGGACGAATTCGAGCAGTTTGAGGGCGGTGTCGCCGTCCACCTACCGGATGGCACTACCAAAAACATTGCCACGCCCGAAGGGTTCACCGACACAGCCTTCCGAGGAACACTTGCAGCATTCCACACCGCATACCTACGCAACGGTCATATTCCATCTGTAGATGACATTCACAAGTTGTGGCCGAAGCTGTCGAAAAAAGTTATCAGCGGCATCCTGGGTACGTCGGAGTTTAAGCAGGCGTTGCATTATCGTGGTGTCCAGTGGGATGTTAAGGATGGTTTGTCGATGGAGCAGCAGACGGTGTTGTTGAAGCTGTCTGACCCGTTCGACAGGCGCGGGCTCGCTAGTAAATTGAAAGACTTGGGTGTGCCCATGCCCAGGTTCCAAGCCTGGCTCAAACAACCTTTATATAACGAGTTATATAACCAACACACCAAAGCCAACTACGCTGAAGCTCTCCCCGCCATCCGACAAAGGTTAATCGGTAACGCGGAAGCCGGAGACCAAAGAGCCATCGAACTGGTGTTCGCTATGACAGGTGAATGGAACCCACAACAACAACATCTTGAAGATGCTCGCACTATTGTGCTCAAGGTGGTTGAGGCTATAATTAAACATGTCAAGGACGTGAAGACACGAGAAGCAATCCTTTCCGATGTTTCAATGTATGCTGGTACTCTGACGAGTATGAACCAGCAGAAGACCTTGGAGTAACACATGGCAACCAGTACCACCAAGCTAGGTTTAACCAAACCAGACTTTGTTGATGTTGTAGACGTTAGCGAACTAAACACCAACGCTGACGCGATTGACGCAGCTGTCGGCGCAACAATTGTCACGTCAGCTACCCGCCCCGCGTCTCCGTGGACCGGTCAAATTATTTATGAAACAGACACTGAAAGCACTTTTGTGTGGACGGGTTCTGCATGGATTGCTTCTGGTGGTGGTGCTTCTGTAACGGTGTCTGAGACGGCACCGGCTGGCCCTGACGAGGGCGACCTGTGGTTGAACTCCACTGAAGCGAAGATGTATGTCTACTATGACGATGGTACTTCTGCTCAGTGGGTTGCTGCTGTGGGTGGTACGGTTCCTCAGCAGGGGAAGATTATTGATGTTAAGTCTGTCCTCAAAACAGGTACTTTTTCTGCTCCTGTTGCGGGTGGAGGAAATGTTGCGGTAACTGATTTATCAATTACTCATGCTCTTACCAATTCTGCAAACAAGTTGATTATTTCCGCTTTTTTTGGAGCCGCAGCCAGTAGCAATGGATACGGTAGAACGGCTCTCGCATTGCATGACGGTTCTGCCTTGATTGCAGTAGGAGATTCACCAGGTTCGCGTAGCGCGGTAACTTCAGGTGGTGTTGTTTCAGGGTCTACGGTGGGTTATATGGTGTCTACACCGGCAGTAACATTGGTTCACTCTCCGGGTGATACTTCTTCACGAACATATACTGTTCGTGCTGTCAATGTGGAAACCGCCACTTCAACTGTTTATGTTAATCGCACAGCTGATGATACAGATAATGCTGTTCGCGTGCGTGCTGTTTCTGGTTTTGTGATTCAGGAGGTGGCAGCGTAATGGATTATGCAGCAATTCTTACCCGCAAGTTTGACGCCGAGTGGACGCTCAACGGTGACGACTACACCGGACTCACCTGGCTGTCCGACTCACCTAAGCCCACGAAGAAAGCTCTCGAAGCCTTGTGGCCTGAGGTGCAAGCAGAAATCGCTGCTGAGGCACAAGCCAAGGTGGATGCTAAGGCTTCTGCTGTGGCTAAGTTGCAGGCTTTGGGTTTGACGGTTGAAGAAGTGCAGGTTGCTTTCGGCCTGGAGGCGTAATGGCTGTCCTTGATTTTCCTGATTCCCCTGTGGATGGTCAGAGGTTTTCTGATTTTGTGTGGGTAAATTCTGTTGGTGTATGGGATTTCGATGTTGTCGATGGTCCTTTTGCTCTGGAGTACCTTGTCATCGCTGGTGGCGGTGGGGGAGGTAATGACTCGACAAGTATTCGCGGTGGAGGCGGTGGCGGTGCTGGTGGTTATCGTTCATCAGTAACGGGTGAGTCTTCTGGTGGGGGTGCTTCGGCTGAAACGCCTTTGAGTTTGTCGGCTGGTAGTTATACGGTGACGGTTGGTGCTGGTGGGGCTGGGGGCACAGGAAGCACAGTTAGCAGTGTTGTTGGCGGTTCAGGTGGACAATCTGTGTTCAGCACAATCAGTTCTACTGGTGGGGGTGGCGGTGGTGGCCACCATTCTGTTGATAGTACCGTTGGGGTTGCCGGTGGTTCAGGTGGTGGTGGCGCAGCAAGCGCTAAGGCAGGTGGCGCTGGGACAGCAGACCAGGGGCGTGATGGTGGCCAAGGAAGCAACTCAGAACCATACGGCGGTGGTGGTGGCGGTGGCGCAAGTGTCGCTGGGCAAACAGGTTCCGGTGGGACAGCAGGTGATGGTGGTGACGGTGTAGCGTCTTCAATTACTGGTTCGAGTGTCACTCGTGCAGGTGGTGGTGGCGGTTCTGGAAGCACTAACGGTGCAGGGGGTGCTGGTGGTGGGGGTGCTGGCACTGGAGTTGCTGGCGGAATCAACACTGGTGGTGGTGGTGGTGCGATTCGGAACGGTACGGCGGGGACTGGTGGTGCAGGTGTTGTCATTATTAAATACCCGTCAAGCAAGTCTTTGACTGTGGGTGCTGGTTTGACTTCCTCCACAACAACTTCTGGTGATTATAAGATTACAACGTTTACGGCTGGTACAGATTCGGTGGTGTTTGCGTAATGGTTGCTTTGGATTTCCCTGATGCTCCTACTGATGGGCAGGATTTTGGTGTGTGGGAGTGGTCGGATACGGTTGATGCGTGGCGTTGGAATGTTGTGCCCGCCCCGTATGATTTTGAGTATGTAGTTGTCGCTGGTGGTGGTGGTGGAGGTTGTAGCATCGGCGGTGGAGGCGGTGCTGGTGGGTATCGGTCCTCTGTTAGCGGTGAGTCCTCTGGTGGGGGGGCGAGCGCTGAGTCAGCTGCTAGCATATCTTCCGGAGATACAGTAACCGTTACTGTGGGTGCTGGCGGTGCTGGTAGTTCGAGTGTAAGCCTTAAGGGTACTAACGGCGCTAATTCTGTATTTTCGACAATCACCTCAGACGGTGGTGGTGGTGGTGGGTCGGCTACTAACTCTGCCGGACTAACAGGCGGTTCTGGTGGTGGTGGTGGTCGAAACACTGGGGCTGGTGGTTCTGGGACTACAAACCAGGGGCGCGACGGCGGTACGGCTGTTGCTAGTTTTGGTGGTGGTGGTGGTGGTGCAAGTCTGGCAGGCGCTGACGGTTCTGTTAGCGGTGATGGGGGTGACGGTGTTGCTTCCTCAATCACAGGTTCTTCGATTACTCGTGCCGGTGGTGGTGGTGGGGGCGTTGGAGGCGACCCGCTTAGCCCTGGTGGTGCAGGTGGTGGTGGTGACGGAGCCACAGAGGCAGGTCCGGTAGCAGCAGAGGCAGGTGACGTTAACACTGGTGGTGGAGGCGGTGCGGGTGCTGGTGGTGCGGGAGTAACCGCTGGGGCTGCGGGCGGTTCTGGTGTCGTCATTCTAAAATACCCCGCCCTTCTTACTCTCACTGTAGGTGCAGGTCTCACGTCGTCAACAACAACTTCCGGCATTTACAAAATCACTACTTTCACTGCCGGTACCGATACAATTACAGTGGCATAAGGAGTAAACATGGCACACTACGCTTTTATTAACAGTCAAAACACCGTCACCCAGGTGATTGTCGGACGCGACGAAGACGACCTCGCAGAAGGCGTCACCTCATGGGAGAACTACTACGGTGAGCGCATGGGCGAACGTTGCCTCCGCACCTCGTACAACACGGTAGCCGGTCAGCACACCGCTGGTGGCACACCGTTCCGTGGGAACTACGCCGGCATCGGATTTAAGTACGATGAGGCTCTTGACGCTTTTCTCCCCCCACAGCCCTTCCCCTCGTGGACTCTCAACGAGGCAACGTACAGTTGGGAAGCACCAATCCCTTACCCCACGGACGGTGAAGACTATGTGTGGAACGAAAACCGCAAAGAATGGGAGTTAGTGATTACAGATGAAGCTGAATAACCCAGCACCAGGACGGCCTGTAACATCACCCTACGGGTGGCGCATACACCCCATCACCAAAAAACGTGCCATGCACAGAGGCACAGACTTTGGTGGAACCTTCGACGTACTCGCAGCCGGTGACGGAGAAATCGTCCACATCGGCTGGTCACCCACAGGTGGCGGGCATGTCGTCATTATTGAACACGAACGTGACCTGTTCACCGTGTACTACCACGGGGCACACCGCACCCACTTAAGCAAAGGTGACCGGGTAAAAGCCGGAGAAAAAATATACCTGTCAGGCTCAACCGGTGCCAGCACAGGACCCCACCTTCACTTCGAGGTAAGGACCAGCCGCAAATGGGGAACCGACACAGACCCTCAGCCCTACTTTGCTGAGCAAGGCCCCACCAAACTGGTTGTTGGCGGCATCATGGGCAAGAACACATGGAAAGCCATGCAAACAGTCCTCCGCAGAGAAGGCTACTATGCAGGCAAAATTGACGGCATCGCTGGTAAACTAACTGTTGCAGGACTTCAGAAGTACATTAATGATGGGAGATTCTAATGAACGAACTTGTTACAGGTCTTAAACAGACCCAAAAGTATGCCAAAGCTATTGTTGCGGGTGTCGGAAGTGTTCTGACAGCATTCAGCGCAATGGGTGCAGAACTTGGTATCCCGGTTATCCCTGTCGAAGCACAAGCATGGGTAACCTTCCTGATTGCCACGTTGACGGCTTTTTCTACTTGGGCTGTCCCTAACGTCGACCCTGACGGTAAGTAAAAAAGGCCCCCTCGGGGGCCTTTTTTCATTGACAGCTGTCACACATTAACGCTTCAAACGGGTCCACTGGACACGCCACGCCACCGACAAATTCAACATCATCCATATTTAGTTCCTTTTTCACGCTAAGATTGTCCAGACGGTTAGGACAACTATGAAGATACTTTTACTAGACCTTGAAACATCACCTAACTTGGCGTATGTGTGGGGTCTCTGGAATCAGAACGTTTCGATAAATCAACTGGTCAGTTCTACCGAGGTTATCTGTTTCGGTGCCCGTTGGTACGGGCAACGTAAAGTCCACTTTAGCTCAGTCCACCATGATGGTAAAGCCAACATGCTTAAAGCTATACATGAGCTTTTAGATGATGCTGATGCTGTTGTGGGTTGGAACAGTGCGGGCTTTGATGTGAAACATTTGTACCGCGAGTTTATTGAAAACGACATGCTTCCCCCTTCTCCGCATAAGGAAATTGATTTGTTTCGGGTAGCTAAACAACGGTTTAGGTTCCCGTCGAACAAACTGGATTATGTGGCCCAAAAGTTGGGGTTGGGTCAGAAGGTGAAGCACAGCGGGTTTGAGTTGTGGATTAAGTGCATGTCGGGGGAAGAAAAAGCTTGGCGTGAGATGAAGAAGTACCAGATTCAGGACGTGAACCTGCTGGTGGGCATGTATGAGAAGTTTTTGCCGTGGATTAAGAACCACCCGAACCGGGCACTTATTGATGGTAGACCTGAGGCTTGCGTGTCGTGTGCGTCTGACCATTTGCAGTCTCGCGGTATGGAGACTACGGGTACATCCCAGTACCGCAGGTTTAAGTGTATGGATTGTGGCAAGTGGCAGCGTGGCAGTAAAAGCGAGGCTACGAGTACAATGAGAGCTATTTAGGAGGTAATTATGTCGATGTTGTCGTCTGACGATAATCCCGGCACGTTTGGTGCTGATGAGAACCCCAAACCGCCGTCTCAGGTGGTGGATGATTTTCACGAGAACAGTGACGTGGATTCGCGTTCGGAGGCGCAACATCACACGTTGGGTCCTAACCCTAACCAGGCGGCTCCCGGTAATCACACGCATGATGGTGGTGACTCTGCCCTAATTTTGGAGGGGCAAACTATTTCTGGGTCTAGGGCTACGGATGCGTGGCGTATTTCGGTAAATGCTCTTTTGGTGCGTCTTGGGGCTACGGATAACTCCACTGCGTAATGCCTTCTAAGATTAGACAACCGACACCGGCGGAGCTGTTACAGCTTGCCGTTTCTGAGCTTGACCAGAGTATTCACAAACCCAACATTTTGAATTACGGGGAAAAGGATTATCCTGAACAGCTCAGGTTTCATAAATCTGAGAAGCGTGGACGTTTTATTTCTGGAGGTAACCGTGGAGGAAAGACCGACGCCGAAGTCGTTGAGGCTATCTGGTGGGCAACTGATACTCACCCATATCTTAAGCGACCTGCTTCATGGGGTTCTGGGCCTGTCCAACTAAGGTTTGTCGTTGTCGACGTTGCGAAGGGTATTGAGCAGATTATTTTGCCTAAAATGAAGAGGTGGATACCACGCTCCTACCTGAAGGATGGTGATTGGTCTAAGAGTTGGGATGCAACCAACTACATTTTGACGTTTGATAATGGATCAA